CGCCCGCCGCCGCCCCCAACCCCGCCGCTGAGGAATAAGCACCATGCCCCGCCTGATTCGCAAAACCGCCATCCTGGCCAAGACCGAGGTCACCTACGGCGTTGACTCTGTGCCCACCGGCGCGGCCAACGCCATGCTGGTGAGCAACGCCACCTTCAACCTGGCGTACAACAACGTCGAGCGCAACTTCATCCGCCCCTTCTTCGGCGGCAGCGGCCAGCTCGCCGGCACGCGCTTCGTCGAAATCGGCTTCGAGATCGAATTGGCCAACAGCGGCACCGCCGGCACCGCGCCCGCCTGGGGCCCCGTGCTGCGCGCCTGCGGCATGGCTGAAAGCGTGCTGTCCACGCCCGCCCGCGTGGAATACACGCCCGTCTCGGCCAGCTTCTCCAGCGTCACCATCTACTACCACCTGGACGGCGTGCGCCGCGTGGCCCTGGGCTGCATGGGCAACGTGGAAATCATGCTGAACGAAGGCGCCGCGCCCATGCTGCGCTTCAGCATGGTGGGCCTGGACGGTGGCCGCACCGCCACGGCAGACCCCACGGTCACGCTCACCGCCTTCCGCGCGCCCCAGGTGGTGACTGACGTGAACACCGGCGACATCAATCTGGGCTGCACCTACGCAGCAGGCGCGCTGTCTTCCGGCACCGTGTACCCGAGCCGGGGCTTGTCCATCAACCTGCAAAACACCGTCAGCCGCAAGGCCCTGCTGGGCGGCCAGGCCGTGCAGATCAGTGACCGCAACGTCCAGGGCAGCATGCAGCTGGACCTCACGCCCGCGCAAGAGGTGTCCTTCCTCACGGACATCAACGCCAACACCAACACCACGCTGGGCTTCACGCACAGCACCGGTGCCGGCGTGGGAATCCTTCTGCACGCGCCCCAGGTGCAGCGCATCGACCCGACGGACCAGGAATACGAAGGCGACGTGCACATCGGCCAAAGCCTGCGCTTCACTCCCACCAGCGCGGGCAATGACGAGCTGCGGCTCGTGTGCCTGTAAACCGGGGGCGCGCACATGGCATTCCGCCTGGTCATCTCCGACACCATCACCGTGCCCGTGGCCGGCCGCCTGCCCGATGCAAACGGGCGGGGCGGGCAGCCCTTCAGCTTCACGCTCGTCTGCACGCGCCTGCCGGCTGACCAGCTCAAGGCCGAGGTGGAAAGCGACGAGCGCACCGTGCCCGAGTTCCTCGCCGGCGTGGTGAAGGACTGGTACACCGTGCAAGACGACGCCGGCAACGATCTGCCCTTCACCCCCACGGCGCTGGCCTCGCTGCTCAACATCGTGGGCATGTCCGGGCTGATCTTCAAGAGTTACATCGAGGCCTGCGCCGTCAAGGGCAAGGAAAAAAACTGAGGGAGGCGGCGCGCCTGCTTGCCCGTGGCGAGCTGGTCCGAGGAAAAGATGACGACGCGCCGCCCGAATCCGATGACGAAGACCCCGCCCACGCTGACGACGACACCGCCGCGGCGCTGGCCGCCTTCGGCCTTGTGGCCGTGGATCAAGCGTCAACGCGCCGGCAGCAGATTTTCTTCCTCTGGCCCGAGCACGAAGAGGCTGTGCGCGTCTTCCTCGCCTGCCGCACGCAGTGGCGCGTCGGCTTCGACGGCCCCACGGGCCTGGACTACACCGGCGTGGAAAGCCTCATCCGCATGCGCCGCCTGGTGCAGCGCGCCCGGGTGCCCGAAGTGCTGGCTGAGCTACAGATCCTTGAAGACGAAACCCTGGCCGAATGGCGCCGCCAGCGCAAGGCCAGTGACCGGAGCGCACGCTGATGGCCAGTGAAATCGGCATCAAGATCGGCCTGCAGGGCGCTGAGGCCGTGCAGGGCGGCCTGCAGCGTGTGGTGGGCAGCATGGGCCAGCTCGGTGGCCAGGTGGACACGGTGCGCAACGCCCTGAACACCCTGGCGCCCACCCTGGCCGGCGCGCTCAGCGTGGGCGGCATCGCGGCCTTCGTGCGCGGCACGGTCAACGCCATTGACGCCATGAACGACCTGGCCGACGCCACCGGCGCCAGCATCGAGGAAATCAGCAAGCTCGACCAGGTGGCCCGCCGCAACGGCGCCACGCTGGACCAAGTGGGCGGCATGCTGGTGAAGTTCAACGCCCAGCTCAAGGAAGCGGACGGCAAAAACGGCGCCAGCATCGCGCTTGAGGCCATCGGCCTGAACGCCGCCAAGCTGCGCCAACTGGACCCGGCAGAGGCCCTGCGCCAGACCGCCGTGGCCCTGGCCGGCTTTGAGAACGACGCCAACAAGGCCCGCATCACGCAGGAGCTGTTCGGCAAGAGCGTGCGCGAGGCTGCGCCGTTCCTGAATGACCTGGCCGAGGCGGGCGAGCTGCAGGCCAGCGTGACCGCGCAGCAGGCGGCCGAGGCTGAGAAGTTCAACAAGCAGATCTTCGCGCTGCAGGAAAACGCGAGCACGGCGGCCAGAACCATCACGCAGGAACTGCTGCCCACGTTGTCCGCCATCGGTGCCGAGTTCACTCGGGCCAATGCTGCGGGTGACAGTCTGGCCAAGTTCTTTGGCAGCGGCCTGAAAGTGGTGTTCGAAGCGCTGGCTGTGCTGGCCAGCGATGTGGCCTTCGTGTTCCAGGGCATCGGCCGCGACCTGGGCGGCCTGGCCGCTCAAGTCGTATCGCTGGCCAAGGGCGACTTCGCCGGCTTCAGCTTCATCCGCAAAGCCCTGATCGAAGACTCCATCCAGGCCCGCAAGGAACTCGATGCCCTGCAGGCCCGCATCATGGGCGTGCAAAACACCATGCGCGGCGCTGATGCAGCCCGCGCCCGCGAAGACCGCGGCTTCGTCCCCGGCGGCCCGCGCTCCGTCATCGACATCGCCGGCGAGCAAGCCAAGCGCAAGGCTGCGGAGGACGCAGCCGTCCAGGCCTCCAAAGCCCGCCAGACCGAGCTGGACATCCAGGCCAAGCGCCAACTGGCCAACATCGTGGCCTATGAAAAGGCCGAGGCCGAGCTGGAAGAGCAACTGCAGCGCAGCCTCAAGGCCGAGCTGGACCTGGCCGCCGCGCGCAGCATGAAGTCTGTTGCCGCCTATGAAGCCGCCGAGCAGGCCATCGACGACAACCTGGCCAAGGCTCAGCAGCTCGTGGACGCCATCGACCGCGAGACGATGGCCCTGCAGATGAGCAACGTGGAGCGCGAAGTGAGCGCCGCGCTGCTGGAGCTCGAGCGCGCCGGCCTGGAAAAGGGCAGCTATGCCTATGACGAATACGCCAAGAAGATCCGCGAATCCGTCATCAGCCGCGAGAGCGTGCGCGACAGCATCGAGCAGACCCGGAAGATCGAAGACGAGTGGCGCCGCACCACAGACCAGATCGGCCAATCCCTCTCCGACGCCCTGATGCAGGGCGGCAAGAGCGCCTGGGAATACATCAAGGGCCTGTTTCGCAGCATGGTGCTGCGGCCCGTCATCCAGGCCATCGTCAACCCCATCGCCGGGGCCTTCACCAGTGCCATGGGATTTGCAGGATCCGCGTCTGCTGCCACGGGCGCGGCGGGTGCGGGTGGCGGCTTCGGCTCGCTGCTGAGCGCGGGCGCCAACCTGCTCAATGGCGGGCTGGGCAACATGCTGGGCCTCAACCTGGTCAACAGCGGCCTGGGGCAGAGCCTGGGCCTGTCCACGGTGCAGAACATCGGCGGCAACATGATCGCCGGCCCCACGGGCCTGGGCAGCATGGTGGGCTCGGGCCTGGGCATGCTGGGCAACGGCTTCATGGGCTACGGCATCAGCAAGGCCCTGTCAGGCGGCTACAGCGCAGGCGGTGCCGTCAACACCATCGCCGGCATCGCCAGCGCCATCCCCGGCATCGGGCCCATCGCGGGCGTGGTGGGCGGCCTGGTCAACCGCGCCTTCGGCATGAAGGCCAAGGAGATGCGCGACAGCGGCATCCAGGGCTCGCTGAGCGGTGGCGCGGCCACCGGCCAATCCTTCGCGGACTGGTTCCAGAAGGGCGGCTGGTTCCGCTCGAACAAGTCAGGCACCAACTTCAGCGCCCTGGGCGACGACACCTCCGCCGCCCTGAACGCCGGCGCCATGGGCGTGCTGGACAGCACCCGCGCCTGGGCGAAGGCGCTGAGGCTGCCGGGCGATGAGCTCAGCAGCGTGAGCACTCAGTTCCGCGTCAAGTTCACGGGCAACGCAGCAAAAGACCAGGCCGAGATCCAGGAGGTGTACACGCGCTACGCCGAAGACATGGCCAACGTGTACCAAAACCAGCTTGAGCCCTTCCAGCGTGCGGGTGAGTCCATCTCTGGCACCCTGCAGCGCCTGGCCGGCCTGCAGACGTTCAGCGAGTCCATCAACGAGTTCGGCGGTATCTTCAGTCGCGTGGCCAACCTGAGCGTGGATGCGCGCGAGGAGCTGCTCGGCTTTGCCGGCGGGATGGAAGCGTTTGTGGCCAAGACGCAGAGCTTCGTGCAGAACTATTACGACGAAGCCGAGCTGGCCGGCATCACGGCGCGCCAGGTACGTGACGATCTGCGCGCCCTGGGGATTGAAGCCGAAATCTTCAGCCGGGCCGACTTCCGGCGCCTGGTGGAGGCCGCCGATGTCAGCAACCAGGACGGCCGCAGGCGGCTGTCTCAACTGCTGACCGTTGCCCAAATGTTTGCCCCTGTGGGCCGCTTCCTGGAGGCCAACGGCGGCAGCCTAAACACGCTGGCTGACATGGCGCCGGCCACCGGAGCGGTGCAGCAGATCCTGGGCGGCACCAGCATGGAAGGCCTGGCCTCGCTGACAGACGCCACCACGGCTGGATCAAATGCCACCGTCAGCACGCTGGAACGCCTGATCGCCCGCGTGGGCGAGCTGGAAGACGCGCTGGTGAAGGCGCTGGACAAGAGCGGGCGGGCCGTGGCGGATTCGGTCTATTACGACCCGGGGTGGTCCACGAACGGCGGCGGTGCCGGCGGGGTCAACTGACATGTCCATCTCAGACGCCCAATACACCGCCTGGCTGCGCGCCGATAACCAGCGCCGCGTGGTGCTGGTGGAGGCCGAAGCCTACAGCGCCGGCGCCGTGGTCACGCGCTACATGAGCACCCACGGCTTCGTCACCACGCCCAGCGATTCGCCCGCCAGCACCGGTTACGACGACATCGTGCTCGATGTGCCCTGGGTGCGCAGCCAGCTTGCCGAAGCCTTCCGCGGGCGCAGCCTCATCGGCTACGGCGACATCGACATCGACAACAGCAGCGGCGTGCGTGACGCCTGGCTCACCGACGCCTGGGACGGCCAGCCCGTGCGCCTGTACCTGGGTGACCCCACCTGGCCGAAGGCTGACTTCCGCCAGGTCTTCAGCGGCACGCTGGAGGACATTCAAGCCCGCGACAGCGCCACGCTCACCCTGCGCATGCGTGACCGTCAGGCCCTGCTGAACGTGCCGGCCTGCACCACGCTCATCGGCGGCACAGACACCAACAAAGACCGCCGCCGCCCCATCTGCTACGGCGAGTGCAAGAACGTGGCGCCCCGGCTCATCGACGCGGGCGCCCGCCGCTACGCCGTGCACGATGGCGCCATCCACGCCGTGGATGCCGTGTACGTCAACGGCAGCGCGACGGGCGGCTACACGGCAGACCTGGCCAACGGCACCATCACCCTCACCGGCGCGCTTACCGGCACCATCACCGCTGATGTGCGCGGCAGCAAAACCGGCGGCACCTACGTCACCACCGCCGCCGATGTGATGCAGCGCCTGGTGACAGAGCGAACCGCGATCACCAGCGGCGACATCGATGCCGCCAGTGTGAGCGCGATGAACACCGCCATCAGCGCCACCGTGGGCCTGTACGTGGACAACGACACCACCACCGTGCTGCAGGCGCTGGACACGCTGCTGGCCGGCCTGGGCGGCTTCTACACCATTGACCGCGCCGGCAAGCTCAGCGTCGGCCAGTTCCGCGCCCCCGCCGCGCCGGCCGCGCTCAGCTTGGATGCCGATGACGTGGAGGAAAACAGCGTGCAGCTCGTGCGCCGCATCCTGCCCGCGAAAAGCGTGCGCCTGGGGTATGCCCGGTTCTGGTCCACCAGCACCAGCGGCGCCGTCACCCTGACTGAAGCCCAGCGCGAGCGCCTGCAGACGCCGCACCTCGTGGCCAAAGCCACCAACACCCTGACGGGCCATCTGCTGGCCATCGACGAAGACCTGCAGCCCACCGCCCTGCTGGACGCCACCGCCACCGCCACCGAGGCCACGCGCCAGGCCGCCCTCTACAACACCCTGCGCTACGTCTACCGCCTGGCCGGCTTCACCGCCGCGCAGCAGGTGACC